GGGACGAGGAGCGTGGAGTCTGGAAGGACAAGCCTCGGCACGATTGGGCGTCACATGGCGCGGACGCATTCAGGACGTTTGCGACGCAATACAAGGTGACACCGCAAGCCCAACCGCAGCCGAAGAAGCCAGACGAACTGATCTACGAAGTCAAGCCTGACGGCCGGGTGATGGCCAACATGAGCGTCATGGAACTGGTGCAGGCCAAAATGCGCAAGAAGGCAAGAGATTGACAGCCCATAACCCAGTGACCGTTGTAGGTAGTGGCGGCATCCCGGTTGTTGACGCTACACCGCTGTCCGGCAACGCGCTGACCAACCCAACGCTATACGGGGATGCCTGCACGCCGACGACTGGCGCAAAGCCCGTGACGATCGTGGCCTCTGGCGCCCCTCCTGTCGTGTTTGTCGATACGGACGGGATTACGTTCATGCCTGGGGGCGTGACCGGAGACCCTGGGGATGCTCCGCTGATGCAGTTTGACGACGCTGCAAATTCACAACTCCTTGCGCTGCTGGCTGACTTCTGATGGATAATCAGAACACCGCGACCTACGAAAGCAAGTCGGAAGCGGTCCAGGACCAGAAGGATTTCGTCAAGCTGTGGCTTGACCAGATCGAGCGCTCCGGCTCCGATGAAAAGGATTGGCGGGAAGACGCGGAGAAGGCAGAAAAGGTATATCAGGCAAAGGACGACTCACGAAACCGTGAGTTCAATATCTTTCATGCCAATATCGAGACGATTGTTCCTGCGCTCTACAATTCAACTCCTATACCGGATGTTCGCCGCCGGTTTGCTGACAAAGACCCAATCGGCAAGGTTGTCTCCGACATCATCGAACGATCGCTGAGCTTCTCCGTCGATACCTATGACTTCGATGGCACGATGCACTGCACGATCAAGGACTCGGAAGTCACTGATCGCGGCGTGGCTCGGGTTCGCTATGTTCCGTACATCGCGGCAGACGAGAGCGGACAGGAAACACTATCCTATGCCGAGGTGACATGTGAGCATACGCCTTGGCGGGATTTCAGGCGCGGGCCGGGCCGGTTCTGGGGGGAGGTGCCATGGATTGCCTTTCGCCATTATCTCTCAAAGGACGAGATCGTAAAGCTTATCGACGGTTCGGGTATAAATATCGAAGACATACCGCTGAACTATTCCTCCGATGGCTCGGAGGGCAAGGAGCAGAAGGACCCGAAGGCTGACGTATTCAAGCGCGGCATGGTGTGGGAGATTTGGGACAAGGACAGCAAGAAGGTTATCTTTGTCTGCAATGACTACCATGAAGCGCCTCTGAAGGTTGAGGACGACCCGCTTCAGCTAACAAAATTCTTCCCGGTTCCAAAACCACTGCAGGCGATCGAGCAGACGGCAAGCCTCGTTCCGGTCACGCCGCTGCGGATCTATGAATCGCTGGTCGATGAACTCAACGTCATCACCCGGCGCATTACCAAGCTGGTCAAGACGCTGCGCCCGCGCGGTTTGTATGGTGGCAACGCGCTGGACATCAAGGCGGCTGCCGAGGCCGAGGATGGTGAACTAGCTCCTGCCACGGATGTTATGGCTTTCCTGCAGCAGGGCGGGCTTGAGAAGGCCATTTCGTGGTTTCCGCTAGATCCGACCACGATGGCAATCAAGACGCTGTACGAACAGCGTGAGGTCATCAAGCAGACCATTTACGAGGTAACGGGTATTGCGGACATCCTCCGCGGCGCAACTGATCCGGGCGAGACCCTGGGCGCCCAGCAGCTTAAAGCGCAGTGGGGCTCTCTGCGTATCCAGCGCCGGCAGTCGGAAGTTGCCCGGTTTGCCAAGGAACTGTTCGAGATCAAGGCCGAGATTATCGCGACCAAGTTCCCGTGGCCGTTGCTGGCCAAGATGACGGGCATTGACCTGCCGACCCAGCAGCAGAAGCAGACTGTCCAAGGCTTGATGGCGCAGGTTCAACAGGCACAGCAGGCAGGGCAGCAAATACCGCCGCACATCGCCCAGCAGGCCGAGCAGGCGCAGCAGATGTTGAGTTTGCCGGCGCAGGAAGAAGTGATGCAGCTTCTTCAGGACGATATCTCCAGGAACTACCGGATCGACATCGAGAGCGATTCGACCATCCGCAATGATCTGTCGCGCAACCAGCAGACGATGAACCTGTTCCTGCAGGGAACGGCGCAGTTCGGCCAGGCGATGGGGCCGATCATCATGGCTGACGCTTCGATGAAGCCTGTGGTTATGGAGATTTACGGGGCGTTTGCCAGGCAGTTCAAGTTGGGCCGACAGGCGGAAGATGCGATCGAAGCGGCGACTGAGCAGGCGCAGAAGTCGGCCGACCAGCCACCGCCGCCCTCGCCAGAGCAGCAGAAGATGGAGGCCGAGAAGCAAAAGCAGGCCTCCGACATGGAGATGGCGAAAGAAAAGCATCAGATGGAACTCCAGAAGATGCAGCTCGGTCTCAATATCGAGAAGGAAAAGCTCCAGCTCAAGCGTGAAGAGATGGAGATGAAGCGTCAGGAAATGGCGCTGGAGATGCAGGCGCATCAGCAGAGGATGCGGATTGACGCTGAGATGCAGCAGCAGAAGGCGGCTATCCAGGCCCGTTCTATGGAGCATGAGGCCGTGCTGAACGAGCGCACGGCGGAACTGCAGGCCGAGGGCATGGAGCGCAAGCACGAGCTTGGCATGGAAGCGGCTGATCATAAGGCCAAGATGGCGAAGCAGGCTAAACCGAACGGTGCGCGCAAGTGAGATACGTCTTCCGCGGCGGCCAGTTCGTTGACCCCTCGACAAACGATCCAATGCCGCTGCCTGAACGCAACGAAGTCGTCATGCCGATGGTTCGATCCGATATCGAGCCGTATGCCTCACCGATCGACGGTAGGATGATTACCAGCCGTTCAGAGCGCCGGGAAGACTTGGCGCGCAATGGCTGCGTACCCTATGAGCCAATGGGCAACATGCCCAGGGGGCTGAAGAACGTCCGCTTCGCCAAGAAGCACGGCCTTGAGCACATGCTGACCGAAGAAGTGCGCGACCAGCACAAAATCCGTATTAAAAAATAAGGACCATTCATGGAAACCGCTGTTGACGTGGGTGCTTCGGCTCCCGCGAACGAAGCTGTTATTGCCAATGAAACCCCCGTTGTAGAGAACAGCACTACAGAGCCGTCGCTTGACGACAGCCTTCTTGGCATCTGGAACAAGCGCAACCCGGAGCGTGAGAGCAACGGCCGGTTTGCCGGGAAGAATCCGACCGAGCAGGCAGCAGACGCGCCGCCGGTCACAGAGAATGCAGTCCAAACCGCAGAGACGGCCGTCGAACAGGTAAAGCCTGCCATCGACGCTCCCGTTTCTTGGACTGCCGAGCAGAAAGCCAAGTGGGCTTCCGTGTCACCCGACTTACAGGCGTACATCGCCCAGCGGGACAGGGAAAGCCACGAAGCAATCTCTCGGGCGGGGCAGCAGATCAAGGCTTTCGAGCCCATCGGCAAAGTCATAGAACAGTTTTCGCACGTCTTCCAGAAGAACGGATTGCAACCGCATGACGGCATCGCCCGCATGTTGGCCGTTAACGAAATGCTGGAAGCCAACCCGGAATCTGCCATCCGTGAAATAGCCAGGGTCTACGGGGTCAATCTGTCGGGTGAGACCAATCAGGGTGCCGAACCAGCCAACCGCGAAGTTGCGGAGCTGAAGGCCGAGCTTGCACGGGTCAAATCCCACCTCACAGCGCAGGACCGACAGCGGGAAGCCGCCGAAGGTCAGACGCTGGCTCGCGAGATCGCTGATTTCGCAAAGGACAAACCGCACTTCGAAGCCGTTCGCAAGGTGATGGCCGGCCTGATGCAGTCAGGCGCGGCAGAAACCATGCAGGACGCATACGACAGGGCCGTCTACGCCGATCCAACCATCCGTCAGGCCATTCTTGCTGAAGAGGCAACGAAGGCAGAGGCAAAGCGGAAGGAAGAAGAGGCCAAGCGCGTCCAGGCCGCCAAGAAGGCCGCGGGTGTCAACGTCAAGTCATCGCCGTCAACGTCCAACGGACCTCGGACGATGGATGACGATTTGCGCGAGATCGCACGTAAACACTACGGCACATAAGGACTGAACAGAAATGCCATCTCCGAACAGCACGTTCACCGAAATGGTGACCACGACGCTGCGGAACCATGCCCGAAAACTGGTCGATAACGTTACCGACCACAACGGGCTTCTCCGCAAGCTCAAGGCAAACGGCAATATCCAGACCAAATCCGGCGGGTACGAGATTGTGTTCCCGCTGGAATACGCGGAAAACGGCACCTACCAGCGTTATTCTGGTTACGACCAGCTTGACGTCGCCGCTTCCGACGTGTTCAGCGCGGCGAAATACGACTGGGCACAGGTGGCGATCCACGTCACTGCCTCCGGTCGCGAAATTCGCATGAACAACGGCCCCGAGCAGATGATCGATCTGGTCAAGGCCCGCGTCAAGAACGCGATGAACACCGCGGCGAACAACTTCTCCGTGGACATGTACGGCTCCGGCGCCCTGACCAACCAGATCGGCGGCCTCGGGGCTCTCGTGACCTCGGACGGTACCGGAACGGTCGGCGGGATCAACTCCTCGACCTACGCCTTCTGGGCCAACCAGTTCTTCGAGAACACCGGCACCGGTCTTGCCACCACCACGATCGGCGGCAGCTTGAATACGCTGTGGCTCCGCACGGTTCGCGGCATGGACAAGCCGGACCTGATCGTCATGTCAAACGACATGTACGCGGTTTATGAGGCCTCGCTTCAGGCCAACCAGCGCTACATGAAGTCGGACAAGGCGTCGCTGGGCTTCTCGGAGCTTCAGTACAAAACCGCTGACGTGATCTTCGACAGCAACAGCAACTTCGGCACAACCGCCGAGGTCGGCTACTTCCTCAATACCAAATACCTCTATGTCGTCCAGCACTCGGAAGCGCAGTGGACCCAGGACGACGACAAGGTGCCGGTGAACCAGGATGCCGTCGTGGTTCCGATCTACTGGATGGGCAACATGGTCTGCACGAACCGTTCGTTGCAGGGCAAGCTCATCGACGTGTCGTAAGGAGGCGCGAACATGGCTTACATCATCGTTGACCGTCCCGTTGGGTCGCAGCGCATCGAGGTTTCCTCGGATGTGCAAAACCATCCGCTCGGCCTCATCGTCAAGGCGGTTGATCCGACCCTCGGTGCCGGCGAGTTCATCTACCTGAAGGGCGTTGCCTCGACGGTGGTCGGCTCGTGGGTTACCTATAACCCTGATTCCTGGACGACCGCGCTGATCGTCCCGGACGTGATCGGCCCCGTTGCAGTGGCGATGTCGGCGAACGATACTGCCACTGCATACGGCTGGTATCAGATCGGCGGCAAGGGATCAGCGGCATCGGCCGATGTTGACTCCGGTTATGTCTACATCGACACGGTGGCAGGCTACTGCGATGACGCGGTTGTGGCCGGCGACAAGGTGCACAACGCGCGCTGGATTGGTCCCGACGATACCACGTTGACGCCGATCCGTGCGGAAGTGCTGCTTGCGCGCCCGTTCACCACGGACGAGTCCACCTGATCGTGGCTCGCAAGATTGCCATTGTGGGCAAGGGCGGCACCTATGCCCTTGCCCCGTGGCGCGATCCCGAGTGGGAAATATGGGGTATGCCGTGGATCATCTTCCCACGGTGTACCCGCCTTTTCGAGGTGCATACGCAAGAGCTGTGCGAAGCCTGCTCCGAAGACCAGCGTGACGAAGAATGGGTGCCGAAGTCACTCGCGAAGTACGGAGATACGCCAGTTTATTGCGACCCAAGCCGACTGCATATATTCCCGAACGCTATCGAATATCCGTTGGCCGAAATCAAGAAGTCACTTCCGGTCCCGTATCTCGAAAACAGCATTGCCTATGAGTTGGCGATGGCGATTTGGGAGCACGATCGAGGAGAGACGGTCGAAGAGATCGGCCTCTGGGGCGTTCACATGATGGGCCGCGGCGAATTCGTCTGGCAGCGACCTTCAGTTACATACTTGATCGGCCTTGCACAGGGCAAGGGCATCAAGGTCACCATCCCTCCCGGTTCGCCGCTGTTCATGTCCGGCTATGTGGCCGGGCGGTACGGCGTTGACATGCGGCAGCGCGATATCAGCGTCATTACCGGCGCATAACGGAGAACTCCTTAAAATGTCGGAAAAACTCCCGATCCTGATCCACCGCTTTTATTCCGTCTACGAAGACGACCCGAAAAATCCAGGCCAGACCCGGGTCCGCGATATGGTCGAATACGGCCCGATCGGACAGGCTGGCCGGCATCACGTCACTGAACGGATCGACATTCTGTCCCGCGTGCAGAAGGTGTCTGGCGTCAATCCGGCTGTGACAGCCGCGCGTGTCATGTGGGACTTCATCCGGCCTCGCTACGAGGCATGGAAGAACAACCAGGATTTGCCCGAGACCGGAACGCCTTTGGCGGCATGGAACCACCTTACCCCACAACAGGCGGAAATCCTTCGCGTGAATGGCGTTCGCAGCGTCGAGGATTGCGCGCAACTCACCGATACGCATGTTCACCGCATTCCGATCCCAAACATGCGATCGATCATCGAGGCAGCCAAGAAGTTCATTGACAGCAAGGACGTCAACAAGTTCTCGGCTGAAATGGCCGCAAAGGACGAGATGATAGCCGCGCTGACGGCTCGGATCGACCAGCTTGCGGAGATGGTCGCCAACCAGGCCGAAGAGGCCCCAAAGCGCCGCGGCCGTCCTCCGAAGTCCGAAACTGAAGAAGCCGCGGCATGACCCTGCTTTCGATCGTCAGGGACGCATCCGACCGCCTCGGCCTTGCGCGGCCAACGGCTGTTGTTGCGTCCCTCGACGTTCAGGTTCTGCAGATGCTGGGGCTGGCGCAGGAAGAAGGCAAGGACTTGGCCAAGCGCCATACATGGCAGGCACTTCAGACCGAGCACACGTTCTCGACGGCAGACGGTACGGCATCGTACGCGATTCCCAGCGGGTTTGGCTCCATCCTCAAGGATACGGTGTGCAACCGCACCCGGCGAAGGCGCATGTACGGCGATCTAACCCCTGAGCAATGGCAGGAAACGCAATCCAGCCTCGTCACGATGGTCAATCCCGCGTTCCGTATCCGTAATGGGCTGTTCTATATCTCACCAACGCCGACATCCATCGAAACCGTAGCCTATGAGTATCTGAGCAAGAATTGGTGTCAGTCTTCAGGTGGCACAGGGCAATCGGCATGGGCTGCGGATACCGATACTGGAGTTCTTGACGAAGAACTAATGACGCTCGGTCTCAAGTGGCGCTGGAAGAAATCCAAGGGCCTCGACTACGCGGAGGACTTCACCAGTTATGAAATCCGGGTGGCCAAAGCCATCCTGGACGATGGTGCAAGGATGCGGATCTACACCGACAATTCCGAGCGAGACCGCGTTCCGCACCCGCCGCAAACGCCTGAGACGCTGATTTTCTCCTGATGCTACGCACCCCAGCCAGATCAAATCCAGGCCGGCGACAGGTTTCGAGAGGCAAAAGCCTGCCCGCGCCTGTTGGTGGATGGGATGCGGTATCTCCAGTCGCAGACATGCCGGAAGACAGGGCAATCGCGCTGGAGAACTGGTTTCCGTCAACGGGAGACGTTCGGGTCCGCAGGGGGCACATCGAACACTGCGATGGCATGGGGTCCAGTGTCGTTGATACCCTGATGGTGTACAATGGCTTGACGACCGCTGCATCCAAGATGTTCGCTATCACGGATGGTACGATTTACGATGTCAGCGCCAGCGGGGCTGGCTCGGCCACCACCGAAACGGTTGCGAACAATCGCTGGCAGTATGTGAATTTCACCACGTCCGGAGGCAAGTTCCTCTGGTGCTGCAACGGGACGGATGCTCCGCTGCACTACAACGGTTCTGTATGGGCCGAGCCGGCGATTACAGGAATAACCGCGTCGGATATTATCAACGTCAACGGCCATAAGAACCGGCTGTGGTTCGTATTGAAGGACTCGACCAAGGCAGCATACCTTGCCACGGGCGCCATAGCTGGCGCGGCGACAACGTTCGAGCTTGGCGGCCTGTTCACGAAAGGCGGCTACCTGGTCGCAATGGCGACATGGACCCGTGACGGTGGGGCAGGGCCTGACGATCTCGGAGTGTTCATATCCTCTCGGGGGCAAGTCGCGGTCTACGCGGGAACGGACCCTTCCTCGGGGACGACGTGGGAATTGATCGGCGTTTACGAGGTCGGCCCTCCAATCGGCTACCGGTGCTTTACGAAGGTCGGCGCCGAACTGATGTTGCTCAATCTCGATGGGGTGTTGCCGCTTTCGAAGGGGTTGGTGCTGGACCAGGCGGCACAGAGCCAGGTCACGATTACACTCAACATCAACAACGCGATCAACGAATACGCCCGCCTGCATAAGGACAATTTCGGGTGGGAACTGACGCCTTACGCAAAGGGCACGATGGCAATCCTGAACGTCCCGACACATGAGGGCGTGACACAGATCCAGCCCGTGATGAACACCATTACAGGCGCATGGTGCAAGTTCACGGGGCTGAATGCCAATTGCTGGGCCGTTTACAAGGATAGCCTGTATTTTGGCGGCAATGACGGGATTGTCTATCAGGCGGATACCGGCGCGATCGATGTCGAGACCCCGATCGATGCCATAGGGCAGTCTGCGTATAATTATTATGGCATGAAGGGCCGACTGAAGCACTGGAAACTCATTCAACCGCTGCTCACGACGGATTCCGACAACCGGCCGGCCATCGGCATCTCGACGGACTACCGGGACAACGCCACGCTTGGAACGCCGTCCTCAACGGCATCGGTGTCCGCTCTCTACGATACTGCGGTCTACGACACTGATGTTTATGCCGTTGAAGGCCGAACGGTCGCCGACTGGACGAGCCTACCAGGAACGGGGCAATGCGCTGCGATCCATTTCCGCGCGCGGACTGGCGTGATCGGAACCACGGGCGATACAATCATGCGCCTCAATGGCTTCAACGTGGTTTTCGAGCCGGGCGCCTTCCTGTGATCGTGGTAGACGGCGAGATTATCGCCGATTACGTCGGGCAAAAGCTTGGGGTGACGTTTAGCCCGCCGTTTCAGGCGTTCGGGTTTATGACGGATGACAAAAGGCCTCTTTCGGCCTTTGTCTTCAATGATTACACGTACTCGAACATCGAAATGACGCTCTACGCGGAGCCAGGCGGTATCAACCGCGCTGTTATGAAGTACGTTGCCAACTACGTCTTTGTGAAGAGCGGGTGCCGAAGGCTGACGGTGCGAACGAAGAAGCGCAACAAGCGTGTTCTCCAATTGGCGCCCCGGTTCGGTTTTAAATATGAGAGCGTGGCGAAACACTTCTACCCTGATGACGACGCGGTGGTGTTTCGGATGCTCAAACATGAGTGCCCATGGCTATGAAAACTGCTGCACCTCCTCCCGCGCCTGATCCGGTAGCGACCGCCAAGGCGCAGACCGAATCCAATGTGAAGACTGCTACCACCCAGCAGCAGTTGAACATGGTCGATCAGACCAACCCTTATGGGTCTCAAAAGTATACCCAGGTGGGGACGTGGGCGGACGGTACTCCCCGCTTTTCGATGGAAACGACGCTCTCCGAACCGGAGATGCGAAACCAGCAGCAGCAGTGGGAATTCGACAACCTCACCAACCAGCTCGGCATCAACCAGACCAAGAAGCTGACCGGCATCCTAGATACGCCGTTCAAACTGGACAATGCTGCAACGGAAGGCCGGTTGATGGAGCTGGGCCGGAAGCGCCTTGACCCGATTTTGGCAGAGCGTAGTGCGGCGCTGGAGACCAAGCTTTATAACCAGGGTGTTCAGCCGGGTACGGAAGCATGGGACCGGGCCATGCGGGAAAACAGCCATGCCACGAATGACGCCTATAATTCCTTGCTGCTCGGTGGCCGTTCGCAGGCGGCATCGGAATTGATGGCGGAGCGCAACCAGCCGATCAACGAAATTACCGCGCTGATGTCGGGCGGTCAGGTGAACCAGCCGACGTTCGGCCAGACGCCACAGGCAGGCGTTGCCAATACCGACATTGCCGGCATCACCCAGCAGGGTTACGAAAACTCATTGCTGCCCTGGAAGCAGGAGAACGCTAACAAGGCGGCACTGATGGGCGGGCTGTTCAGTCTCGGTAGCGCTGCTCTTGGCGGCTGGAGCCGCGGCGGCTTCAAGTTGCCGGGAGGTTAAGCAATGGCCCTCATTGAGACGATCCCGGTAAAGGAAGACTACCGCCGAAAGATGGCCTACAAGCTGTTGACGCAGGGTATGGACGCATCTCCGGTCCAGCATTGGGCGCAGGGGCTGGCTCGCATGGGCCAAAGCGCGCTCGGTGGCTATGAGATGTACCTTGCCGACCAGAAGGACAAGGAAACCGAGCAGGGCAATACCGCGGCGCTGATCGCAGCGCTCAGTGGTGATGCAATGCCGGGTGCTTCACAACCCACGCCCCAGAGGCCGACTGTAACGCCGCCTGCGCCTGTAACATCAGTCACGCCTAGTGCAGGCGCCGTTCCGGCTGCCCTCACAGGTGACCGCCCAGGCGGCCCTGTGATGCCTTCCGCGAAGGTCTGGGGCGACAAGGAAGCCGAGGGGGCCGGGCTTTACGAGAAACCCGCACAGCCAAAGATCGCGGCAAATGGACCGGTGGCGTTACCGCCGGCTGCGGCTGCACCGGCTGTTGCTCCTTCTCCAGCGCCTGCCGTTCCGACGCCGACCGATACGCAGATGAGCGCTGCTAAGGCGCGGCTTGTCCAGATGTTGCAGAGCGACAACCCGCAGATGCGGAAGATGGGCCAAAACTTGGCGCAAGCCATGATCTTGCAGCAGGCCAAACCGGCTGAGTACGATTTCAAGGTTGTGGGCGAGAACCTGGTTCGCACGGACAACCGCGGGTCTGCTTCGGTAGTCCCCGGTATGTCTGCCACCAAGCCGACTTGGGGCGTGATTGGCAAGGACGACTTCGGCCGGGAGCAATACGGCTGGATTGATCCAAGCACCAAGACCACCACGCCAAGCTCTCCAACTCAACCAGGCCAGCCGGTCATTACTGGGCCTGACGGCAAGCCTATTCCATTGGCGCCAGGCATTGATCCAAAGGTGGTGCGCGAGGCCGCCTCAAAGCGGGCAGCAGAAGAGGCCATGCCGGCTTCGTCTGAATCGGCCTCCAAGCTGCGTAATGAGGTTCAAGGCCTGCCATCCTACAAGAACATTGCTCAAGCCGCGCCGGTTTATAAATCGATGCTTGAAGCGGCTGGCAGGGATACGCGAGCCGCCGACGTGAACATGATCTACGGCATGGCGAAGATTATGGACCCAGGCTCGGTAGTTCGGGAATCGGAAATGACGGTTGCCCAGGCTATTGCTACCCTGCCG